TATATGAGCATCTTGTTGTCCTGGTCCATACTCACCTTGATTTGATTTTGTATTTAAGTTACCCGAAACATCAGGTGCTTGTTTGTAACCACCTTCACTTCCCCATTGATTAAGTGGGTATTGCTTATCAGCAAAAAATGTTGTATCAATTAAGAAATCAGGACTATCAATAACAGATAAATCTGATTGTACCACCTCATAAGTAATAGGAGGCGTAGCCTTATTAGGGGATTTAGCATAAGGTACTAAATTCCTTGTTATAAGTTTTTTTCTAAAACCTTCCGTACTAATATAATCTAATGGACTACCCATCTATACTTTTACTAATAAATAGGTTAATAGTATTTTTTTATCATTAACCATAACTAACAACACCTTGATTTTTACCTTCTGTATTTGATTTGCCTACCTTTACAATATATTGTTTAAACTCTTGACTGTTAAACACATCATTTAATTGTTTTTGGGACACTCCTGAGGGAGTTTTTACATCAATAGTGATTGTACCACCAAAATTTACTTCTGAATTCACTTGTTTTTGTTGGGATAATGTTTCGTTATATTTTTTTTTGGTACTTAATGCTTGTTCTATTGTTATAGGTTTTGATTTTGTTTGAGTTCCAGATATTACCCCTGTTTTAGTATTTGTTGGGGTTGTAGTACTTCCAGTCTTTCCTAATATAGCTTCTTTAAATAAGTTTTCAACTTGGCTATTCCCTCTCAATCCTGTTGCAGTTTGTTTTGCCAAATCTTGAATTACTTTAAACATTTTGTCATCCATATTTGAACTTTTTTGTAACAATGTTTCTTTCATTTTATTTATAGATTCTCCGAAAGTTATGGATTGAAAACCATCTTTCATTCCAGTTGACAAAACATTTTGTATATTTTCAACCACACCCTTAACCCCTAATCTTATTTCATCACTTTCAGGAACCATTTTTTGAGCATTACTAGCAAAATTTTTAACTATACTTGTTAAACCCTCAATGTTTGCTGCTTGGGAACTTGCCAATCCAAGAACCAATTTATCTTTTATCGCTCTAATATCGGCTTCAATAGATTTTGTAAAACCCAATTGACTTTTTTGAATCTCTTCCATTGTTTTTGGAGCATCTTTTTGTTGTTTGATTAATTCGTCAAATTCTTCTTGGTTAAGGTTTTGTAACTCTTTTTTAGTATTATCTTTAAGAGTTACTTCATATTGACCTTTTTCACCCATTTTTGCAATATTTGCAAGGTATTGTTTGTCTTCTTCGTTTGCAAATTTTAATCCCGCCGTTTTAACTTGTGATAATCTTCTATCCAAATCAGCGGCAGCCAATCCCATTTTACTCATCTCAGCCGCACTAACACCAATTTCAGTTTCCATTTCCCTCAATGTTAGAACACCCTGAGGATTTATTTTAAATGATTGTGTTTTTTCGTCAAAATATGTAAATGATTTTGCAACGTCTGCCAAGCTATTTTGTAAACCAGATGGGTCATTGATTGATTGGTTCATCAACGCAAATGGGTCCGCTAAATTACCTACGGACACCCCTAATCTTTGAAACGCTGCCGCAACGTCTATAGCTTTTCCGGGGTCCAAAACTTTATTTGCTAACTCAAAAGTTTGTTTCATATCAAATCTTAACATTGAAGCTTGAGCAGCCATTTTAGCTAAACCAGCAACACCACCTTCAAATTGGAAACGATTCATTTGTCCCATATTAGCAGTAACGTCTTTCATTACTGATGTTGCGTTTAACCCAACACTTTGAATATATCCAATTGAATCCTCTAAATTTACACCGATTTGAGATGTTTCATACCCAACATCTTTAAAACTACTGACTAATGCGCCACTGGTGGTATTCAAAACTTTTGCTGATGCATACAATTTTGCAACCACATTTTCATTTTCTATTACATTTCTATTAGATGATGCAGCAATTTCACTCATAGTGACCGCCACATCTTGTAAATTACCACCTAAACTTTCAACTCCAGCAGCACTATCAACGAATGCCAAATTCATTTCAATAATTCTTGACCTAGCTAAACCAAAATTTTTGTTTAACAGGTTTCCACCTGCAACCATGGCATCAAAACCATCTACAATAGTTTGAAGTGGATTTAAAAGTGATACTACAGTACTTTCTAAATCTTTAATATCGTTTTTTTTACTATCTAAATTTTCTTCTGTTGCCATAATTTTTTTTACATTTCTATATAAATAGAAGAAGGACTAAAAAATTAGTCCTTCTTATTCTCTTGAATCCATTTATCAAGTAAATACTTTCTAACAAACACCGGCATTTGTTGGAAATCTTGATATGTGATTTTCATAAGGGTGTTTAAATAATAAAATTCGTCAATTTGATTTTTTCTATAATCAGAAGAAAGGACGAAAAAAGTCAACCCCGAAACCAACATTTACTGTTAGTTTTTCTCCTGACGGGGCTATAATCATTTTAGTCATATCCAATCTCGGTTCGTTTTCGTTCATAAAATTTCTAAGATATTTTGAATCTGCAATTGGCATAGATTCAATAAATTTTGAAATCATTCCTTTATCAGTTGAACCATCAATTTCAAATATTTCTTTTTGCATTTTCCAAGTAACTTTTGGTACTATTCTACCTTGTGGGTATGTATCCGCCATTCTATTAATTTCCATTAGTTCACCATAACTTAATGGTCTAACTTTGATTGTTGATTGACTTTTAGGTAAAGTTACAGTGAATGTCCCATCTTCGTTTGGTTGTTGACCATTTATGATGGTTAATTGGTCCAACATAACCGTTGTCTGAAATTGTTTTTTTGTTACTGGGTCAGTAACATTTAAATTTAATTCAGGTCCAAATGCAGTATTTCTTAAAAAGATTAATATCGCCTCCACATCACCTTCAAGTAAATCTTCAACCCTAACATCAGGCTCATAAATTTTAGCCCTTAACAAATTGATTGTAATGTCTGAGGTTCCGCCCATCAAAATATTTTCATCGGACGCGGTTAAATAACCTACTTTTATTGATTTTTTTTTGTTTCTGTAAAAAATACCCTGTGAAGGTAATTGTACCACATCGTGTGGTAAAGAAAAATTTTGTTGACCGTAGTCGATTGTTTGATTATCCATATAAAAAAATTAACCGTAGAGAGTTTATAGTGTCCCTACGGTTAAATATAGTTAGTATTGAAAATTCGTAAATAGTATTAAAAAACTAATACACGAGAACACATCTATCCATGCGTAATGTCGCAGAAATTGTCGCTAACGCGTCTCCATTGTAAGCCAATGAATCAAAGTTAACATCTGTTAAGAATGTTCCATAAAGAATCCATTTCTCAACAACAACACCCGTTGGGTCCAACATTTCAAGGTCAATGTCTTTTTTGTAACCCGCAGCATAACCCATACGACCTGTAACTGACTCAGCATGTAAACGAACCCATTCCATAAGAGCTTGTGCTGCTGAAGGTCCAATTGGGTCACGGAATTTAACTGGAATAGTTTGCCAATTAAATCTACCTGCAACATATGTTGAGGTGTTTAGGAAAGGAATTTCAACAGGGTTAATTGTGATGTGTGGTCTAGCCGTTGACTCAACAAACCATTCATTTATACCCAAACTTGATGGAAACCTTAAAATGAATCGGTTCTGACGTTTCGGCTCATAAGGTATCGGCATTTTCATTAATAAATCAGCCATGTTATTTTAATTTTTTTTTTAAGTTCTTTTTTATTTATATCTATAAATATAGTCTTGTTAAAAAATTTTTCTCTTTACTTTTTTTTTGATGAGATTATTCTTTATTTATATTCCTTTTTAATGCCTCCAGCAGTAGAATAAGTTTTAACTATATTATCTGGTTTATCTTTAAAATGTTTACTCATTACTTCTACATTTCTTATATCATCGTCTGAAAATCCTATACTAGGTTCCATTGGTATAAAGTTATTTGAAATGTCATTTTTAATAAATGCTTTCTTATTAAGTATACCAGCCATCCCTTTTATATAAGAAACAAAATCTTCCATTGCCCTAACTTTTAATTCTTCAGGGTTGGCAGCATCTCCTTCTCCAAAAGTAACTGGATGATATTTGTTGAGTTCTAAATATGATTTAATTAAATCGTCGTCACTCATTTCTTCCTCACCGACAAATGTCCTATATTTTTTAAGGTTCTTAACTAGTTGGTCTTTATCAATACCATTAAAACCACTCACGATATAATTATATACCGCTTGTTTTAATGTTTCAGGATTGTGACCTCTAGCCGTGATTATTGAAAAAATTGACCCGTTATTGATTGCTTCTCTGAAATCACCAAATGCTGGACCTTCTTTTGCTCTCATCACATCAATTAAAAAATCTTTATCACCTTTGGTTCTAAAATTTCTAAAAGGTTCTTCCCCAAATCCAACTATGGTATCTCCTTTATATTGAAATGGTTTTTTTCCCAAAACATGTCTATATTCCGCAAAATCATCCGTACTCATACCAACTTCATTACCATCTTCCGTTTTAACCATGATTTTTGTTGGCATATGAACAATATTGTCATCCCAATCAAAGGCATAGTATTTCATATCTGGAGTACCTTCCTTGTTAAATCCTTCTCTAAGTTGTTTTCTCATATTAGGCAATTAAAGGGGATACCGAAGTATCCCCATTAAGTTTATTAAATATTTTCAAACGAAGCTCCTGTTGGAGTGATGAAGAACTCAATATCAATGAATTCTAATGCCTTCGTAGGTTTTAAGTAGATTTTACCTACTAGTCTGTTAGCATCTAAATCTTCAGGTGTTGAAGACACTGTTACACGGAAATCATAAAGACCTCTATCTCTTCTGATTGAATCCAAGATTGGATTTACACTATCCAAGAATTGTTGTCTAACAATTTGGTCATTTTGTTCAAATAACAATCTAACTGCAACTGCTGAAATCAACTTACGAGCTTGAAGTAATAATCTTCTTACATTCAATCTGTTAAGTGCCGTATCAGCAACTTGTAATGTTTTGTTACCCCAAATTACAGTTCCAACATCAGAGAAAGTTGCGATAGGGTTAATTCTACCTTGATATAATGTATCTCTATCAGTTTGTGTAAGTTTTTGTCTAGCTTTGATTGAGTTTACAAGACCTCTTGTGTAACCCGCTGATGCGAACCATGGGAATGAAATGTTATCAGTCAACGCTAAGTTTCTACAAACCTCACCAGTTGGTGGTAAGTAAATTTGTGTATTATTAACTGTATCACGAACTAATATCCAAGGATAATAAGTTGCGGTATAGTTAGAGTCAATTCCTGTGTTATCAAGATTATCTACCGCTTCTTGAGAGTAGATAATATCTTGAGGATTTGTTGAATCAGGAGTGTACATGTTGTAGTCAGGGGTTGTTGCGATATAAACCGAGTCTGCTCTTGAATATTGAACCATGTCAATTGCTTCTTCAACAAGATTAGAGTTATTGATATAATCAATACTTGAAGTTGCGAATATGTTAATGTTTGTAGATTCAGGATTTGCAAATGTTAAGATACCAAGTAAGTAAGCGTAGTAGTCAGTATTTGCAAAATCTTGAGTGTTATTTTGAACAACAATTCTCTTGAATAAACCATCACCTGTAGCTGTTGGGTATCTTGAAGATGCTGATGCACCTGCCAAGTAACCTGAAGCTCCTAATTGGAATCTGTCTTGGTTAGTTCTCCATTCTCTGTAGATATCCCAACCATCAAAACCACCAGCAAAACATACTGTGTATTTTCTTGAGTATATAAAGTAGTAAGGATTTTCTTGAGTTTGAGGGTCATTGGTGAAATCAGCAACACCACATTCAAATGCTGTTTGACCACTTGACATATAAGTGTTAGCAATTGTAACAACCGTAGCACCTGAGTCCATGTGGAAACCTTTACTGATAATATTCCAAGGTTGACCTTCAACTAAAGGATTTGAAATCCAGTTTGAAGGATTCTGTTTTCCTTTATATGTTAAGAAAGATTCGTCAATACCAAATTGAGTTGAAAAACCTAAATAACTTCTTCTAACAATGTCTCCCGCAGATTCAACAGGTGCTCCACCCGCATTTGCACCAAATGGTGGGTTAGATATAACCTCTCCAGGATAATAGTATTTTGTTTTAAATTTAGGATATGGTGAAGGGTATGTATCAAAACTTGAATATTCTCTTTGTGTATAACCATAGAAACCACAAGGTAATGCGTCAATAGGTGCCTCATCAGCCATTTCAATCATAATGTATTTTGAAATTAAAGCAAATTCACCGTTAGACGAACCAATTTTCTTAGCAACGAAGTTGTTAGATGCTGGGTCCATATTACAGTTTGTAAATTTCTCAATAACAACTGGATTAGCATCCGTATCAAAGAAATTTCTAACTAAAACATCAAAACTCATGTTGTTATACGATAGATTCGCAATTGAAACTTTAACTTCAGTATTTGCAGCATCTCCATCAGAAATTGAAATGAACTTGAATAATTTATAAACTTTATTACCTCTTAATTCTGAAACTAAAAATGGTGTTTCAGGTGATTGGTATCTTTCTAAATTATACGCAATAGATGATGAATTTTCACTTCTAGCATCAGGTAATGCAATTAAATCACATGCCAAACCACGAATATATCCTTGATTATAGGCATAATTTAAAGAACCCTGATAAGCTTCCTCAACATAAATTGGGACTTCAAATCTTGATTTTCCAAAATTATCCACACCTAATACTTTAGTGATATATTTTGAATCCGAAGCTAACATAGATGCTTCAAATGTGAATGTATTGTTATCTTTAGTTACACCTGATAACAAGAACTGTGAATATGGTGAACTTGTGATTTCTGAATATTGTCCTGTACAAATTAATTGAAGGTTGTTTGGTACCCAAGTGTTATTATTATCGTAATCAATACCAACTTCATAAACGGGTCCATGGGAAATACTTGAACTATTGTTTTCATAGTTTGAAATACCTCTTGAACGAAGAGTTGCAATCACCATGTTGTTAAACTCTGTATAAGGAGTACCTGTAAATGTATATGAATTACCTACAACAGTACCTGTGAAAGCTCCACTAGCACCTGAGATTAAATTTGAAACTGAGTAATAGAATGAATACCCTGTGTAGTTGTTAGTTAATGAATCTCCGTTTTGGAAATTAAAGTCAGCATAATACCAAGAATCATTATTACTTGCAGTTAAATCATTTTGTGCGAAATTATTTTCACAATCAAAAGGGTTTATAATTGTTGAATATTGACCAGTTACTGAAAAATATGCTGATTCAGGAATTGCACCATATATTACAGCGGTTGTTGCTGATGTTGATGGTGTGTCCATGACAGCATCCAAATAGGTGTTAAAATCTGTTTGTAATGAAGATGTACTTCCATCTTGTAATTTGTATTGAACTGAAAAGTTTGCAATAACCTGTGCAGGTAACGAACCTGAAATAAAGTTCACAGTATTTCCTGTTGAGTTCCCTGTGAATGTTGCAGTAAATGATGTTCCAGTAGATGGGTCACCAATAGTTGTTGGGTCTACATTTGCTGTAACTGCAAGAGACCATGATGGACCTGCATCGTAACCTGATAAACCTAAAACTCTTGTAACAAACAATTGGTTTGATTGTTGTAAATATGATTTAGCAATATATGCCGCCTCATACTTTGGTATTTGAGTGTTATAAAACTTAACGGGTTCAGT